GGTCTGCCTCAATCCGGAGGTCCTGCTGCACACCCTCGAGGATGGTGCCGGACTTGACCAGATAGCAGTAGAACTCGCGCTGGTGGCCAGCCGTACCAGGGGCAACGGTGTTGACCTGGGAGTCGACGATGACGCGCATACCGGCGAATTCGCCGACTTCGCGAGCACCGATGCCCACGCCGCCACCACCCCAGGTCACTGCGCCGGAAGCGGCCAGTGCAGAGGTGGAGAAGGTCAGCATTCCCACCTGGTACAGGTAGAAGGCAACTGAGGGGTGGACAATCAGGGTGTCCAGCTCTTCGCCACGCTCGCCCAGTTTGGAACGGGCTTCGGCCACGTTGGCGGCTGACAGGAAGTTGGCTTCCGCACCACCAGAAGCAGCGGCAACGGCTTTGTCCAGTGCATTAGCGGACAAAGCGGTGCCGAACAGACCAGCAAGCTGGGAGAACAGACGAGCGCTGTTTAGCTTGTTGATGGCGTCGGCAAGCTGGTTGCGGATGTGAAGCATCGGGTCTTCACCAGCAGCCAGAACTGCAACATCATCCACGGCATACGCAAAACCGCGATGGCAGATGGTTGCAATTTGGGTGCCAGTGCCGATCTTCTGGGGAGTCAGATAGCCAGCGGTGCTGGTGCCCCAAGTGGCGGTTCCATCCATGATCTCCTCGGTGGGAGACACGGGGTTGAACTCAGGAACTTGGATGCGGGTGCCGCCGGAGCGGGAATCCAGCAGGGAGTTGCGAACAACAGCGCCGCTCTTGATGAACAGGCTGCGCTCTTTGATGGCCTCAGACACATAAGTGCTGAGATTATTGCGCTTGACGATGTCCGCCAGAAGGACACCGCCGGAATAGTTCTGAAATGGGGCGGCCATTTCAAGCTCCAGTGATAACGTTTACGGGATTCAAGTCACAGACTTGAAGTGGTGTCCCACGGGGACTATTTACCGGCCTCTCTCTTGAGCACAGCTGCAAGATCAGGGTCGGTAGCTTCCAAGGTCATTTGCTTGGTTAAGTTAATACTACCTTCTGCCCACGGATTAGCGATACCCGCGGCATTAGCAGTATTCAAACTTGGTTTTGCACCCATCCCAGCTTGAGTGCTGGGTTTGAAGTGGTGCTCATACCCCGAACCAGGGTTTTTTAACTTGGCGAGGTAGATGTTGAGGTCTTGTTCAACGCCACCGTCCAAAACTTTTACGCTGCCGTCGGCAGTTTTGGTCAGGTTGTTTTGGACCAACTGCAGCATCTGCTCTGCGTTGATCGCTCCAGCCAGGCTGATGGCGGACAGTGCAGAGTTTTTCATTGCTGCGGTCTCGTTCGACGCTTTTAGGTCGTCGAGTTGGCGTTGCAGGTCGGCGATCTGCTGCTCTTTGGTCTGAGCCGTTTTGTTGGCTTCTTCCCAAAGATCTTTCCACTGGCCCTGGTCTTCCAGGGTTTTGCGGCGCTGATCGTCTTGTTTTTTGTAGACCTCGTCGAGTTTGCCCTTGATGCCTTGGAATCTCTCCTCGGCTTCAGTGGCACGGGTTTTTAGCGCCTCGATTTGCTGCTCGTAAGCAGAAACATCCACAGTTGGAGTTGGGGTCGTCGCAGCCACGGGCTGTTCAGAAGGCGCCACGGGCGTCTCCTGGATGACTTGTTCTTCCATCAGTTGGATTCAGTTGACTCTTCTACTTTAGTAGACTTGGTTTTGCGGGCTGCAGGTTTCTTTGCAGGCGCTTCTTCTTTTTTGGGAGGGTTGATCTCCTCGAAACGAAGTCCCATGGAGAATAATTTGCTACTACTCCTCTACTGTACCGTTGTCGGGTGATTCCGCTGCTTTGGGTAGAATCTCGCCTTGGACAAGCATCTCCCGGAACTCTTCGCGGTTGATGATGTCGTTGGCAAACAGCTGACCCATCGCAGTGATGTCTTGACCGATCAAACGTTGTAGATCGAAATCGCGGCTGATTTTTACTGTCGGAGGTTCGATACCTAGGTACGTACCAGCCAGATCGTAGGCTTTTTGGAGACCGGCTTCGAGGTCCATGGAGACCATGGCCAGCATTGAGTTGCTGTCCATGCGGTCTAGGCGGCGGGCTTCCGCAGATTCGGCGACGTATTTTTGGTGGCCCAGAGTGGCGATGCCGAGGTTGCCCATTTGTTGCTGCAGTTCCTTGATCTCTGCAGATTGGGCTTCGAAGGCGCTTGAGGCGGGTTCGACGTAATAGACCTTATTGCCAGGTTGGGTCGCCATGGCGTAGTTCACGCTGACGGCCATATCCTTGGTTTGGTCGTCCCAGCCCTCGAGGACGAGGACGGGTTGGGAGGCAATGTGAAGGCTGTGAATTAAGTCGGCTTGGCGCTGGAAGTGGGCCAGGTTGAGGTAAGCGATGTCCAGCAGTGGGGGACGGCTCACCATGGTCTCTACCTTGTTGGCGTAGACCGTTACCAGAGGGATTTCTTCTAGGCTGTAAGGACCTGATTCAACCAGCTCAAAGTCTGCTGAAGCGTCGGATTGATCGAATGCAGAGGGGTATGGAAATTGCCCTTGCATTTCTTGTTTTTGTTCTTCTTGACGATAGATGCGATAACGACCTGGCTCGATGACACGAACTTGGTCATAGACTTTTTCGCCGAATTCACCGTCGGCTACAACGGCTTTTTCGCCGATTCGGATTTGCGTGAGATTGCCGTAGTTCGTTTCACGGTCTAGGCGCCAGCCGTAGATGCTGGTTGGGTCCACTTCAATCCAATAGGGCCGACGATTAAGAGCACGCTCTTCAGCAAGGCTTCGCGCATCGCTAGGTGCGGGGAAGTCAACAAGGGTGTGGCAGTGGCCGTAGGTGAGCGCGCAAATAACTTTGCGGCGGGCGTATTCGTCGAGGTCTGAGCCGCAGCCATCGACGTCTTTGTTGAAGACTTCGGTCCAGTAGGGGTCGCCTTCGACGCTGATCGGTTTGCGAAGAATAAGACCCGCTGCAGCGTTGATTAGACGCTGCGTGTAAGGCGAAAAAACAGCGCGGTTTACACGTGCCAGGTAGGCCGTGTAATCCTCGCGGGGTTCGAGAGGGAGAAAGGTTTCGCTGTTTTCGCGGAGGTATTCCGTCCCAGAGGTGACGGCTTTCATGATCTCCCAGCCTTTCATCTGGTTGATCACCGCTTTGGTGCGGACGAACGGACTGTCAACACTTCCCATGTAGGAAGAGCTGACGAGATGGGTACGTACCAGGCCGGGGACGGAGTAAGTCATTTCACCATTTCACGCGGTCTGCCCAGTAGGCAGCAGAAAGTTTGCCACGTGCGATGTTTTTTGCGTGGCGGGCTTTGAATGAAGCACGGCGGCGTTTGTCGGCTGCAGATTCACCTTTGCGCTTAGGAGATCCACTGACTCCCTGTTGCCCGAATCGGATTAACCGAATTTCGTCCCCTTCCTTGGCCAAAACGGCATGGGATTTTGTAGGGTGGCTCGGTGTGCGCTTAGGCTTGTTGTAGCCTTCAAATTTTTCGCCGCCGCGTTCAACCATCAGTCAAACCGTGTCAAAGGTTAGAAGTGATGGCGCCGCTGGTGATGAAGTTGCAAGTCACAACTACCAAGTCACCAGCAGTAGATGAAATGTCTGCGCTAGTGATGATTCCATCAAAGGTCAGTGAATCAGTGTCAGCAGTAGAGCCAGTGGTAAACAGCTCGAAATTCGCGTCAGCGGCGTCAGCTGCTGTCAGAACATCTTCAATAAACCCGGTTTGACTGGTGTCCCCAGTGTCAAACACCAGTTCGACCGTGCCAGAGCCGGAGATCATGCTGCCGACAAACGTGCGGGAGCTCTCTCCGTGCTTTGTGGTGTCTAGAGTTTCTTTGGTGATGTTCAGCGACCAGCTGCGAGTGCCTGCAAGAGCAACAACAGCGCCTCCACTGGCCTCAAACTTAACGGAGCCTTGCTCTCCACGGAGGATAGCCATGATTGGACATAAGGAAGGGTCTATACCTTTAAGTCTAACCCTTTAGTTGCGTAGCAACACGCCCTTAGCCATGGTAACCGGCAACAATATGCGGGGTTAATGCCACCGTTCCAGAGGATATAGAGGCGATGCGCATTCGGATCTTTGTGGCTGCCTGTCCGGCGTAGAAATAGACGTACTGTCCAGCAGCAGTGATGGTTTTGCTGGTGTCAACCGTAAACCAGGCGCCGTTGCCGTTGAAGTTAGCCTCTAGAGCAAGGGTAAAGTTGGCAGAACTAGTGACGTTTGCAGCGAAACTGTATTGACTGCAATGAGCAGCAATTTCAAACCAATCGTCAACATCGGCCATTGCATTGCCGGTGTGCTCAACTGTGTTTGTAAAACGGTCAACAACCGTGGTTCCAACGTTAGCCATGTTTACTTTCTCCGTTTTTTGGCGGTTTTGGCCGCTTGCTTGAAGTTTTGTGCGGTGGGCGCTCCAGGGTCGCCCGGCGAACGCATCTTTTCGCCAGAGCCGGCCTTGATGCGGCGGCGTTTTGCCGCGATGTTGGCGTAAAGACCCTTTTTCTTGGCTGGCATGGCTAAAAGTGCGGTATTTAGGGTGCCGTAAACGGCTACATCTTTTTACCGCCCTTTTTGACGCCCTTCTTAGGCTTTTTCTTGGAGCCGTAATGGCCAGGCATGGCTAAAAGGCGGATTTACATTGATTCTAGCCATGGAATTAGGTGGAAAGCTAGAAGCCGCTCGCGCGCTGACACTCCCTCACCGCTGGCTTTCCGGGCAACGGACGATCGATACCGTTTGAATGGTTATCAAGCAAATTTTAGCCATCCCAAAGGCTATTTGACGCCTAGCGTAGTACACTAGTCACATGAAAAGACAAACTCCCGCTAACAACCGGCGCCTTGGGACGCAAGACGTCGAATATGTTCTCAAAAGCGCCAAATCTGATCGCTCCATCGCAAACGAACTAGGAGTTGTTCATGTCGTAATTAGCAACATTCGTAATGGCAAAACTTACGGCGAAATTCGCCCGGATTTGCCTCGACGCACCAACAAAAGATGCCCGATGTGCGAACATTGGCAGTACTCGAAATGCACTTTTGGATTTCCAGAGCCTAAAAAAGAAGGCCACCTTTTTGCAGCCCTCTGTAGCTATTTTGAAGAAAAGCCGCCCCTTAATAAAGACGGTAGTTTGTTGTCCCCAGCGTTTCCGGCTTCGCCAGATTAAATTGCTGCAAACATAAATACCCAAATGCGTCAAAAGCGTGGTCAACGCCTAAATTTTTGTTCGGCAAACCCGTTCCAGGAGAATAGGTGAGGGTACGAAGGGCCTTGATCAGCTCTTTGCACCGTGGATGGATTAAAACACGTCGGTCACCAGACGCATCTAGTAACGCTGTATTAACCGCCGTAATCTTGTCGCGGATTTTCCACGGTGATCGCGGTGACTGCACCGTAAAACCGCTCTTGCGCAAAATTGCATGGTCCGTTACCCCTACTCCACTAGTCTTTCGCGCTCCACCCGTAGGGTCAGGACACGCAATTACCCTGCGCTCCACACCGTATCGACGGGTTACCTCTTCGGCAAAATCCCAAGTGGTCGCACCGCCCGTCAACATGATCTCGTCAAACACATACAACGTATGACCGTCCTTCACCGCAACAATGCCACTCATTGGATCAACGTTAAAGTCAACCCCTAAAAGCAACGGCTGGATCGAAATATCCTTTGCTTCTGTCGATATATTCTCGTCGCTAAAGCTGATCGCTACTAATCCACTTAAATTCTCAAAGCTCGCTTCAAATTCTTGCCGGAACGTTCGAGCATCAAGCTGAGCACGTGCTGCCTCTACCTCAGTCTTGCTAACATTCCCGCCGTCAATTGTTGTAAAGCTCCACCGCTGCCATAAATCAGTCGGATCCTCCTCCACATAACACCAAAGGTCATAAAACCAACTCGCCGTCCCATCAGGCGTTGAAATGAATAAGGCCCAGCCCTCTTTGTCAGCTAAAGCAGGGCGAATAACCTCAAACCAGACGTCTGCATCCATAAAAGCTGCTTCGTCCATCACAACGCCGCTTAAACTGCGACCGCGAAGCGCCATGGCGTTCTCTGTACCCTTTAATTCGATCGTTGAATCGTTGATTAGCTCGATCCGTAGATCCGTCTCGTTCTTAGTCTTGATCCAGACCTTTGGAACAAGCTTCTTTAAGACACGCCAGGCGATGTCCTTTGCCATCCGATACGTCGGGGCACAATAAAAAAACGTCTCCCCAGGACGACTGATCGCTCCACGCAGCAATTCGACGCAAGCTAGGTACGATTTGCCGAATCTTCGACCCGCGACCAAAACGCGAAATCGCTTTTTGCATGAAAATACTTCGCCCTGTGCCCAGCGAAGTTGAATGGGTTGCGAATTTTGGCTCATGCCTATCACAATACACAGGTTTTCGACCCCTACCCCCCTCCTACCGTGCCAATGCGGCATATTGGAGGTTATTATCCAGAAAAAGGTCGGTCCTTAAATGAGCCTTACCGAACGTCGCTCCACGCAAATACGTGAAGAACGCATCCGGCGTCTTTATCGCAGACAGTTGGATGGTCTGTCGGCAAGGGCGCTTGTTTACGATCACGCTGAAAAAGAACAAGTCTCAATTGAAACCGCTTGGCGCGATTGGCGAGCCGTAAAAGAACTCGTTGATGAAGACTGGCAGGCTGATCGCGAAAATATGCTCGCGCGGCTTCAACATATGCGCACCAAACTCTTCCATCAGGCTCTGAAGAAGGGGCAGCTGCAAACTGCTTCCCAGGTTCTGGACTCCATTGGACGTGTTATCGGTGAATCCACTGAAGTCGTCAATATCCAAGCACCGGACCTCACAATCAAAATTGAAGACAAAATCGACTGACGCTTAGACGCGACGCAAAACACTGGGGCTCCCGTAATACTTCGGGGGCCCTTTTTAGTACTCGATCACTTGTTTGCGGATATATGTGCAGGTTCCCCGCAACAGTTGCGAACGATTCTCATTTGCAATACCACCCCCCCTTCGCTCGTCTTGTTGAGAATCGCTGAGAGTCAACAAGAGCAGCGGCAGAGATTCTCAGTACTGAATGCCAGTTGAGAATCTTAAGATCTTCGCGTGAATGGCGATTCTCTCGCCTATCACTCCAAAGGTTTGGTATACTAAAGGAGTGATCGGGACAGAAAGGCGAGAGCCTCTCCGCTCCACAGCCAGTCGGTCAGTCGATCACCTCGTCACCGGCAAGCCTACTCACCCGAGCCAGGCTGGCAGACACTAGAAAACCGCATAGTCACAACTGCTGACAGTCGATCAGACTGCCCAGTTCCTAGGCCGGGTTCCACCCGTGCCAAAGACAGACAGCTTCGAGCGATCCTTTCGCTCACGAAACCACTGTCAGCAAAGGCGGCAAGCCAGACTCCCAAGCGCTCTCAATCGCGAGAGTGTGGAAGGTCTGGCCAACGTTTACACCACACCAAAAACATCAATGGAAACAACACAGACAACACGCCACAGCATCACCAGCGCGGAGCTTGAGCTGCATAGTTCATCGATCCGTGCCAGGTGCAAACAGACTGGAGACGTGGTGGAGCTTGATCTGCCCTATGGGGTAGTGAAGCCAGCGGTAGAGCGGTTCCTGCTCAGCGGCTGGCGTGGTGAGAA